CGTGTGGGTTCGAGCACTCCACCACTGATGGCGCCACCTGACCACATCCAAATTGCGGATGTGAGGAACTTCAGTCTGTCTGCGGCACTTAGTGCGCCGGCAGCAACGGGATAGCGCATGTTAATATCTACGCTAATGTCCCCGATAGGTACGGTTAGACCCGAGACTGAATCGGCAGACAACACCTTCGTCGTCATGGTAGTCACAATTGTTTGGACTGCCTGAGCGCCTGGGTCACTCGAGATTACGTTTCGCATGAACCAAGATAACGGGAGACTTGCGTCCCCATTGGCATATGCGTAGTAACGAGAGTTGGGCAGGAGACGACCGTCTTTACCGGTGTATTTCTTGGGCGGTGCTGCCTCGATAAACAAACTTGAATCGTGTTCACACAAATCCAAATTTGCGTCGACCGATGATGCTTGTTTATTAACTGACAATGTTACGGACATGATTAGGCCTTTCGCGCTAATTTAGGTGACGGACACCCTATCTTTAGGGGCCGACGGCTATGTGTTTAAGACTTATGTCAGTTGGTGGATACTGTCAGTAAATCACCAACAATATCCCACGGAATCCGTACGAAATGAATCGCCGGAAACACCTCCTGTGGACGGAAAGTCGGAAATACTTGTGAGTATTCGCGGCAGTACAAATGAATGTACGGCTCCGACATACCGGCATGAAGACCGTATCCGTCAAGGACTTTTTGCGTGATCGGTATAGTCACTGTATAACTATATGTGACATAACTAATCTTGCAAGCGAACAAGACAACGCTGTTGTCGAAAACATTGAGTGTCTCCGACATATTGGTAAACCAGTCGACGAACCAAGATCCAGGGTATGTATCCCAGAGCCTGGCCATTGTCGGCAGAATACCATTCTTGTGGGAAGCTAGTATAGTAGCTAGCAACCCCTCGGTGGGTACGTATATGTTCACTTTAGCTCGACATTCAAGTCTTGCACCAGCAACGTCAAATACGTGTTCAGGTATATCAAAAGACGCCTTACCATGAAAGAAGCGGTAAGTACTTTTGAGCGGCGAATTCGGACGATTAAGTATTTCATTAAGGTCCTTACCGGCTTGTACTAGCGGATTGATCCCAAACTTGGTTGTCAGATCGCGGCTTGCCTCGATCTTACCTGAAGTGAACCAATCACGAAGGTCGTCGAGCCACTGGCCATCCGCGATCATACCTCTTCGCGTTATGCCCTTGTCCTTGTTCTTAATATCTAAGAATTTAAGGCCAATCTCACCGAGGCCCATGAAATCGAAAACTTCGTTTATTTCGGCGAGTGTTTCAACGAAGTCACTCTTAACGATACTCAACCCTTGCTCGAACGCATCAGAGACGGCTTTGAAGCCGACAGCTCTTATAGCGGGAAGCACAGACGAGAATTGAGCGGAGGTCCCTGGAAAACATCTCTGGCGTATAAAACGCGCCAGCTCACCAGAGGAAGCACTGGAGTCTAATCCAGTGTCCAAACTGTGTGGGTAAGTAAGTCCCAACACGATGTTTGATGTTACGGTCAATTCAGCCGCTGACTCAGCAACGTCCCCCATGAAGCCTGACGGGAAACCGGCAGTGCTGAGCTCGCCATAATTAGCGAGCGTTTCTGAATTTATGACTGTCATGCGACGTCGTGTGACGTTGCGCGTGACACGGAGTCCGATGTCACCGAGCGGGTATACAAGTCCCGTAGGTGGGTCGCTAGTTATTGCGAGCCTTACAATATTGAAATCGTATTGTACATCGAAACGACCTCCAACGCCATGTCCTGCGTCCCATACGAACATCTTGTATGAGAACGAGGAGTTATGTGAATCGACCCGGCCGCTGAAATTAATTTCAGTGACAAAATAATAGATCGACCCGGCTAGGCCACCCCAGCACTTAGTGCCAGATAGGTCTGAGAACCCAGTTTGATTTAAGGGGCTCAGATCCATAAACTCGCAGTACTTACCAACCGCCTTGGAGTAATCAATTCCACGCTGTTGGCAGTAAAAAGCGAGTGGACCTATGGAACCTAACCCAGGAGATAGGGTATCGGTCATGACATTCCGACTCATGCCCAGTCGAGGACCAGAGAGTGACCCGTTTACATTGGTGAAACCATGTAGTTTAAGACATGGATGCCCGTTAACGGTCTCTACCCCTTGATTAAAGAACTCTACATCATCATAAACTTTGGTGATGCCTTCGACGCTTATAGAACCACCTGATTTTGGGTGGAATACGCCGTGCTCCGTGCGTCCAGCTTTA